GCGGTATTCGCGACCGTGGCGCCCTCGGCCACCGCGGCCAGGGAGTCATACCCCATCCATCCGATCTCTCCGACCTTGATCGTGGTCGAGCCGGAGCCCGACGCGTCGCCCGCATAGACGAGCGCCGGGTGTTGCATGATCGCGTTGCGATCAGCCAGTGCGAGAAGCACCTCTTGGGACAGAACCTCGGCCAGTCGGAGATCGCCCAGTCCACTGTAAAGAATTTCATTCGCCAAGAGTCACCGCCTCGGATGGGTCGTTAGTGCCTGATCGCGGTGTACGGGAGCGGCCCGGTGGCGTTCACCCCACTCTACCGCGCCTCACCCGCGGCGGTTCATTGACGCCAAGATCGCGTCCCGGTGCTCGGTGTACTGCTCAGGCGTGAGTTGTTTGATCCGCTCGGGCGTCCACTCGATCGACCCATTCTCACCCACGCCGACGCGGGCGCCGGCCGATGATGGCGGGAGCGGTGGCCGGGATGGGGCGCCGGTGCCTTGCTCGCTCTCCGGCTCGAGAGCCACGGTGGACGCGGGAGCCTCGGCCGGCGTCAGGTATGGACGGAGCGGGATCGGGGCGTTGGATGGGTCGGCCCGAAGCCCATCCAGCCACGCCGCCATCTCGCCGCGGGTGTCCTCGGGGGCGCGATCGTAGAACATCCGCGCGACGGCTCGGCCGGCGTCGTCCGTGAAGCCGGCGCCGATCAGCGTGAGATCCCGGGCGTGGTCCACCCGGAGCGCCTCGAGCCCGGCCCGCGCCTCTTCGAGCTGGACGGTGAGCGCCGATGCGGTGGCCGCTTGAGCCTGTAGATCCGCGATCTCGTTCTTGAGATCGACGATCTGGCCTTGGGCGTCGTTGCGTTGCTCGACCACCCGTTGGAAGCGGTCGTATGGAATCCGCCCGGGCTCGACCGGGGGCGCCTCGTGATCGTGTTCTTCGGCCATGTGTCGTCGTCCTCTGCTAGATGGGGCCGAGCGTGGCGCGGCTCTCTCGGATCCGGCGTAGCGCGTCCCGCGCCTCGGTCTCGGTGGTGCCGGGGTTCAGCTCCCGGTATGCGTCGATCGGATCGAGTAGCCCGGCGCCGATCAGGCTTACCAAATTCTCGCGCCGTGCCCGCTGCTCTTCGGGTGAGAGCGGGACGCCCTGGAATGCGATCGTGTATCCGCTCTCCGGGAGCGGTGAGCCCAGGTCCACGGCGCCGGCTTCGGCGGCTCGGTTCAGCAGGATCGCGGTCAGGTTGAGCGTCTCGGAGATCCCCGCCCTGAACTGCGGCTCATACCGGCGCTGGGCGGCCCGGATCGCCGCGTGAGACACGGAGACCGCATAACCGGAGCGCGGGTCACCGCTCATCCGGATCAGGTCGGCCGGATTGATCCCGGCAAACGACGCCAAGCGCCGCTCATACATCGAGATCGCCTCCTGGGCGTCGATCGGGCTGGACGGGCTCGACCACTGTTGGAGGCTCGGTTGACCCGCCTCCGGGTTGACCACGTCCCACAGCAACACCAGCGACGGATCCGCGACCACCTCGTGGCGGCGCTTGCCGTCCCGGTCCTCATCCGCGATCCCGGTGCCGGCCAGTTGCAGGTTGATCGCGTTCCGCTGACTCCACGCCGAATTGCGCTCTTGGTGACCGAGGAACGTATACTTGACGCCCAGGTTTAGGGTGCCCTCGATCAGCTCCACCGACGCATAGGGGTCCCAGAGCCGCGACGTCGCGGCCGCGTGGAACATGACATACGGGAGCACGGGGGTCCCATCGGCCATCCGATACGGGTATGCCTCTCCGGACTGGCTCCCGCCCAGGTATTCGTCGGTGAGGTCCGTGCCGTCGTCGGCCAGGATCCGATAGCTCGGCCCGGCCAGTTCGAGCACGTCCCAGGTCCACTCAAGCCGGCCCGTCGCCACCCGCTCCCGGAGGCGCTGCTCGCGCACCTCGATCAGACGCCCGGGGATCTGCGGGTCGTCTCGGCAGATCACGAAGTCGGGAAACACCGAGCGATAGACCACCCGATCCCCGACCACGTCCACCCGGAGCAACATCTCCCGCAGCGCCAGCGTGTCGCGCTGGACCCGAGACATAAGCGGCCACAAGCCAGCGTCGTGGACGTATGGCATGAGCCGGTCGGCGCCCTCACCACCGACCACCGGCCACCGATCAAAGAGCACAGAGAGCGCGTCCCATACCTGACGGAACAGGTTGGCGGAGAGGTCCACGATCCCCCACGCCTCACGCCGGACGGATCCGACCTGGCATTGCACGCGGCGCTCTAGATCCGCCCGCCATTGCCCGTATAGGATCCGCCGCGCTAGGCCGGTCCACTCCCACCGCCGAAGCTCGGCCGGGTCATGTGGCTGCGGGCGGATCGTGATCGGGCTTGAGCCGGGTGGTGACACCATGCCCCACTCTACCCCCGCGCTATCCGACGTAGATCCGCGCCCGCGAGCGTCGAGGCGTGGCGAAGATCTGCCAATCCAGCGCGTATCGGATGGCGTCTAGAATGTGCTTGTATGGGCTATCAGAGCGCCCGTCGTACCTCTCGAGCGAGGTGATCACCTGCTCACACCGGGCGCCGACGTTGAAACAGCCACGCCGGACCATCGCCCGATGTAGGTATACCTCACCCATATGCACCGACCCGGCCCCGTGTCCCTTGCCGCGCTTGACCGTCCGGAGCTGCGGTGAGAGCGTGTCCGGCTTGCGCTTGATCTTGCGCCCGATCGCCCGCATGAGCTGGCCGTTGCTCTTCTTCTGCATAGACCCACGGCGCCACGGCCGATCCCCGTAGGCGTGATCGAGGTCGTCCCATGACAGCCCCCACCGAGAGAGCATGGATAGGATCCCGCGGGCGTCGTCGCGTTCGTCCGTCTCCCCCTCGCTCACGTATTCGTCGAGCACCCACACCCGCGGATGGGTCGGGTCCGGCTCGAGCGCCACGAGCACGGCCGCGCTCGAGAAGTTTGCGCCGCTCCCGTGGTCGATCCCGACGCAGAGCTTGACGTCGCCGGGCGGGACGCGATCCGAGACGTGGGCATCCGGGCCGGTGGACGCAAACGCCCGGAACAGCCGCCCGATCGCGCGGCAGTCCCACTCCCCGTCGACCACCACGGGCTCCTCGGCGTCAAGCGTGGACGCCCGGATCGAGTCTATCCAAGCGGCGTCGCAAAGCGTGCCGTCGGTGAGCCGGATCGGCCGGCTTTGCCCAACCGGGATCATAGCCTCGGGCGTCAATGGGCCGTGGATGTCCTCGACCTGGCCGGACTCGGTGAGCTCTCGCAGGTAATCGACCGGCGCATTAATCGGCGTCAGCGTCCCCCACACCCACCCATTGGTGCGGATCACCCGCTTAGTGATCTCGCCCCACACCCGCCGAGACGCGGGCGGCTCGTCGAACATGGCCCATCCGATCGTCCCGCCCGCGAGCTGAAGCGCGCCCTGCCGGGCCGTCTTGATCCGGATGAGCGACCCGTTCCGGAATCGCACGAACGGGTGCTTGCCTCTGAACCCGTGCCCCTCGATGTATTCGGTGGACGGGTCGATCGCGTCCTTCGGTAGCAGCGACCATAGCTTGCTCTGAATCTCGATCGACTGGCCCCATGAGGCGCAAACGATGTAGCCGGCCACCGGTGGCGCCGGGACGCGATAGAACGGGTGACGGCCGATCGAGTGATAGATCGCGTTTGAGAGCCCGGCCCACGTCTTGCCTTGGGCTTGGTTCCCGGCCCGCATGATCCGGAGCCGGGCGGGCGAAGACAAGAACCGGTGTTGTAGCGGGAGCCACCGAACCGCCTCGAGGGGGTTCCGCTCTCGGGCGTAGCGTAGCGCCCGGGCCGCCCGAAGAGCCGGGCCGAGCCCGCTCACCTATTCCACCAAGTGCAGGAGCGGCTTGCCGAAGCGCCGCGCCACAGCATCGGCGATCGGCTCCAAGTCTTCGGCCGCCATCCGCTCGATCTCATGCACGAGCGCCGACACCAGCTCGGCCGCGCTCATCTCATCCTCGGGCGTGCCCTGGGATCGGAGCCGCTCGGAGCGGTGGCGATCGTATCCCTCACGGCGGGCCGTCACCTGCCGAGCCCACGACGCCCCCGCCGATCCGGGGCCGGCTTCGGCTTGGGTGGCCTCGGCGATCTGCGTGGCTACCTTCCACCACTCCTCGGGATCTTCGATCCAGTCCGGAGCGGTGATCTTCGCGGGCTTCGGTGGCTCAGGTGCGCGCTCGGGTGCGCGCTCGGGTGCGCGAGAATCGCCGGCGCCCTCTTCGCGCCATTGCCGGCGCCACCGCTTGACCGTGGCGCGGCTCTTCTGGACCATCTCCGCGATCTCGGACGTGGTGTACTTGCCGCGTTGCCCGAAGAGGTCGATCGCGATCGCATACGCTTGCGCGTCCCGGGGCGTCATCGCCGGCCGCCCGTGAGCCATTCGTAGAAATGGAGCGCGCGCGAAAAACGACGGGGAGGGG